TCCCTTGAAAGTTCCACAATCTCCCTGCTCAACTTCACAAGATCAATGGTACAACTCTCCAGTTTGTAAAGCAACGCCATCGCCTTCTTCTCCGAAAAATGGCAGCGTAGCTCTTTGACTACCTGATTGTAGTTCGTACCAATGGCACGGAACTGGGCGTGAAAGTCCGACAGTTTAGTCGTGTAGTCCACCATCGTCTTGTCCACCTTCAGTACCTTGAACTTCTGCCCGAAGAAGTGTGCCTTGAGAAAGACGGCTTTAGCGTACACCTCTGATTCCTCGTACATCGTGAGAAACTTGTTCCATTCCTCATCATCGAAGCGCACCATCACGCAGTGTGTCTTCGGGTTCAACTTGGGATTTCTCCCGTACTTGCTCTTCTTTTTCATTCTTCTTATTCTTTTAGTTTAATGATTCATTCATAGTCTAATCTCCGATTAAAGAACCCCGAAATTATCCGACTGCGGAGGATAATTCAGCCCACGGCGGTGCAAGGATTTTCAGTCCCATAATTATATTTTTGAATAATTATGTGTTGTTTGAATTTTTATATGAAAATCAATGTTTTAAGCTTCCAAATGTGGCGATTTTATTTTGTTTATTTTTATCTATTTTTGTTTGTTTTTGTATTTTTGTGTCGAAATTGTGTGTTGAAATAATAATTATCCTATCAAATGAACTATTCAAAAGACGGAATAACAGTTGCGCCCATAATAGATACGAGTCATCCGAAAAAGAACGGAAAGTGCCCCGTAAAAATTCGTGTAACCTATCGCCGGGATCGTCGCTATTATCCGACGGGCAAAGACCTTACCTTGGATGAGTGGGAAGGTCTGACTACAACGAAGGTTCGCGCCCTTGTGGCCGTTCGTAAAGATATAGAAAGCAGTTACCAAATTGTTCGTGGGGTTGTTGAGGAATTGGCACGCGACGGTATTTTTTCATTCGATAGCCTCAACAAGCGATTGAAACGTTCGGGGGTTGATACTCTTAACCGTGCATTTGCGGCTAAAATAGCGGAATTAAAAGAGCAGGATCGTATCGGGTCAATGCTGGTTTATAATGTTGTTATACAGGGATTGGAGCGGTTTGCCGGGGATCGTATTGCTCTTGAATCTATAACGGTGGATTGGGTAAGACGTTATGAGCGCTTTCTACTCGGAGAAGGTAAGAGCCGTACAACGATCGGAATACACATGCGCCATTTACGAGCCATATTGAACGATGCTTGTCGATGCGATGCGATTAAACCCGCGCAATACCCGTTCGGCCGAGGGAAATATGAAATACAGGCCGGTGAGGGCCGTAAATTGGCTTTAACGCTGGAGCAGATCGGGCAGATCGCCCGCTATGAGGATGGGAACGAAGCAACGGCCAAATACCGGGATTATTGGCTGTTCCTCTACTTGTGTAACGGGATCAACGTCGCCGATTTCGTGAAATTGCGGTATCGTGATATTGTGGACGGTGAAATCTGTTTCGTGCGTCAAAAGACCGAGCGCACGACTAAGACCCGTAAGGAAATCCGGGTCGCGGTAGTTCCCCAGATGCAAGCTATTATCGACCGCTGGGGTAATACTCCAGCACCGAATAACTTTATTTTCCCAATTCTCGACGGGTCGGAGGATGCGGTGCAGAGCCACGCTAAAACAATAGCCGCTACCGGGTTAATCAATAAACGGATGCGGATGATCGGGGAGCAGCTCGAAATTGGGAACATATCGACCTATACGGCGCGTCATTCGTTCGCTACGGTGTTGAAGCGTGCCGGGGCGAATATCGCCTACATATCGGAAAGCCTCGGCCACCAAGATCTGAAGACGACGGAAAACTACCTTGCCAGCTTCGAGCGAGAGGAACGAGAGAAAAATGCTGCATTACTGACGAATTTTTAATACGATTATTTGCATAATGCGCCGCAGTGCAGTACCTTTGTCATATCGTGTTATTTTAGTTGGAATGATCGGCGGGGCACATCTTATTTCCGTCGGTCATTCCGTTTTTACTGCATTTCTCCTCTTGGATGTGGTGAATAGCAACAACCTCACGCCTAACCGACGCACTATTTCGCCGGACAAAGGGTGTTTCATTTTGGAACAGTGCTTACAGTGACGGAGAGAATGTCCGCCAAATGGACGATGAAACCTGGTGTTAATAGATTTTGCCTTTCCTGTTTCACCTTGCGAACGATGCTATTCTTGCTTTTGTAGTTTATAGGCGTGCACGATGCCTCATACTTTGCCTCAACTCCTTATGCAACACCTTGCAACTTATTCCCTACGTACTGCGCTTTTGCCAAGAGTTATACGGCATCGCGATTGATGAACAGCGAATCATTGAAGTGTTTTTTGTTTTCCCCTATGAAATACGGCAAATTCTTCGCCTTTTCGATTCTTTCGGTGTTGTCCTCGACCCATCGTTTGAAGTTGTCGGGCACATCCTTGACCTCATTCAGCGGTTCCTCCCAAAAATCCCTATCCGTGCCCTCGTTGGCTATAATTGGCACTGCATAGCACTTGCAGTTCGGGTGCCACCCGATGAATTTGAAAGATTTCGGATATTTTCCCTCCATTGCGTCACATATTTCCAGCGGCGCACGCCCTTTTTTGAAGCGCGGATACCAGAACTTTGCCAGCCACTGTACGTGCGATTTTGATGTTTTTACCTCATATCCGACAATAAAATCAAGTTGTTGCCAGCGGATACTGTCGGCTTCACGATAAGCGCTGTTTATTTCGGTGCGAGCCATACGCATAGCATTCTGATAAGATGACCGGTAAACGCCTTGCCCAGGGTGATAAGCCTGCGCCACTTTCGACAGGGTAAGATTGCCGAACGCATTTCGGACACGTCGAAATAGTTTGTCCGGCTCATTCAGATAGACGCGTACATCACGGCTTATATCGGCAGCGCTTCGGCCTTCGCTGATACCTATAGATAAGGATAATTCTATGTGCCGTTCGAACTGCTTGGCGATACTCCAAACTCTTTCGGATAAATTATGCCCGTAAGTTGTTCTACGTTGAAATGCCTCAAGTGCACCGAGATTGTGAAGCATCCATCCTTTTTTCGGATTGTCGAATAGTTGTTTTACCCATGAATCGTTCTTGTCGTTGGCAAAAAACCATTCCGAAGTGATCCCCGCTGTAATTATAGTGGACAACTTATTTCGGAATGAAGATAACGAGGCATCGGCTTGTTTACTACGGCTTTTGTTTGATGAGAAGGCGAACAATCGCCCCGTATTGGGTTGATATTTATATCCCATTCCCAGTCGAATCAATTCATCCGAGGCCACATCATACAAAGCCTCTATCTGTCGTAGATATTCTTCGACATGCGTTTTGTGCTGTTGCTCCCATTGGGCGGCTTTCAAATTCAATCCGGGCATCGTTTCGAATTAGAATGTTGGCTCTATAATATTGTTCATAGATGCCTCTGCCTTCGCTTGCTTTATTCGCTCGATTTCAGCGGTAACATCATCGGCCGTTCCCATTAGTTCAACGCCCTTTTCCAGCGACATAACGCCATCCTGCACAGCACGGCCTATAGCCGCCCAACGTGCGGTGACATCTTCATTGAACGGTTCGGCAAATTCGTGTTCTATTTTGAGCGCAGCCAAATCAGGACGCAAATGAATATGGGTTACATTCATCATAATAGCGAGAATAAGATTTTTCTCCCTATCTACGGCTATGTCGTATATCTCTTTATTATTTTCGCGCTTGATATATCCCAGTACCATCGCGCGTTTGATCGCTTCGCCCGACAAAGTTCCCAGCCCAGCCATTTTCTCGGGTGTAAACTCGGGCGTGAAAGTGTCGAACAAGATGGACTGCGCGAGGTCTTCCTTTTCCCGTTGCTGCGTCTCGGAAGAGGTCGGTGGATTGATGTACTCGAATTTTGAATCCGCTCCGGTCATCCGAATCATTTTCCCGGGCTTGTCGGCTCGACCTTTCAAAAAATCTACGACATCGCCCGTTGCTGCGGCGATAGGGTCTGCGAAATAGTTATTTGTGTCGGATATTTTGCTGTCTATATCCTCCTCGCGGTCTATGCGGGGGTTGAGGCCTCCCCACGCTTTATCCTGTCGGTAGTAGATAACATTGATTTTTCCGGTTGGATTGGGAGTTGCAATAACCTCCCAATTAAGAGATCCTCGTTTGCATCGGTAGATCGTATCAGGTGTTTGAATATCGAAATGCTCGATAGTTGATGTCCCCTCTTTAAGGTAGTACCCATACCCGAATGCAATGAGGTTCTCGTATAGGTCGAATAATGGACGTAGGGTGTATCCTTTCGACTTGCAAATTACCACAACTTTTACCTGCGGTTGGAAATTCTCGTCCCGATAGATGTGGTAGAGCTTGGCACATTCAGTTTCTGCTCCCGCAATGCGTTTTGCTTTACGCATGGAAACGTTGAATCGTGTATCTTGCAAAAATTGATTATATGCTTCGAAAGCCTCGTCCGAACCTTCGTTGTTCACCTTCTTCCATCGTATCGGATTCCCGAGCAGAAAGAATAGTTCCACCTCATTGATGTACTTCTGTCGTGCACGAGGCAACTTCTCGGTACGATAAGGCTCCTGGCCTTTCCGCATCTTATCGGCCTTTCGCATAATACGGTGGAGTTCGGGGTTATATTCCTGAATCGCCTGCAAAACCTCCGTATCGCGATTCTGCATAAGTGTTTGAGCCTGTGTAATGTCTTTGTCCTTGATAAGCGTAAGCAGATCACGTTCTGCACCGGTTGCATTCAGATATTTATTGCGTATCGCATTGAGTAGGTTGTCCATAAATCCCATATCCGTACTTTTTACCAAATTCCTAAATCCTCTTTGTCTAAATCTTCTTCATTGTTGAAATACCCCCGCTTTTCGATTACTCCGGTCAGGGCATCTTCGGCGTCGTCATGGCTGTTGAACTCCTGCTGCTTACGGTATGATTTGACATGCGAGGCGAACTCCGGCCATTTGTGCTCCCATCCGGTCGGAAAATAAATAAGGTTTTGCACTTCATTCGATCGCGTGAAAATACGCACCCTTTTGTTGGCGGTCTGCGTAAATGGGTTGAACGATGTAAAGTTGTTACCGATTATTCGGCACTGCGCCTCAACATTGCGCCCGAAAGACCTGCCGCCATTGTTGCTCTCGACGTAGCAGATCTCCGTCTTGTTTCGGGACAGCATCTCGGCTGTTGCCGGCTCGGTATATTCCATCGGTTTCTGTGTATATAAAATGTCCGTCACGAAATTGCCGATGGGAGTTTCCGTATAGCAAATAGAACACAGATAGTCACTGCCGGTATCAGCGGTATCCGTGTAGTTCTTTCGCTTCATAGATGCTGCATATGGAATTATGTCGTATGTCTTAAACTCTCCATACATCAAACCTTCCAGCGGCTTCGGGTTCTGCATATATTGCGTTTCAAAGACAAATGAGTTCGATCTCTCGATTTTGTGCAGTTCCTCCAGCGTATGCTTAAATTCCCAGAGAGGCTGTTCCTGTCCGTTTTCGTCATGCCAGATGCAGGGCAACGAAAGTACCGTCCATTCCTCCGGCTCGATCTCCTGAAGATAGCCGCATAGATCGTGCTCATGGAGCCGTTGCATAATGATTATGATAGGCGTATTGCGCGAGTTCACGCGGTTGCGGATAGTCGATTCAAAGCGATTGTTCACCCGCTCGCGGATCGTTTCGGATAGTGCATCTTCCGGTTTGATCGGGTCGTCGATAACAATAGCTCCCGCAAAATCGCTTTCCCACGCAGGAATAAAATCACCCATTTCGCGCCGCTCCCTATACGGATCATTTACTTGACCTGCACCAAATCCTGTAACCTGTCCTGCTGCACTTACTGCATACAGTCCGCCTCCGACGGATGTATACCACTTTTTAGCATTCTTGCTTTCGACGACTACTTCAGGGAAAAGCCGCTGGTAGTAGTCTGATTGTACCGTTTCATTGATCTCTTTCGAGTTGTCGAGAACAAGATCATCGGAGTATGATAGGTGTATGAACTTACTGCGGGGGTTTAACGCCAGCCCGTAGGCGATGAAGTTCTTAGAGACAAGTTCGGTCTTGCCATATCGTGGCGCAATATTGATAATAAGACGCTTTATTTCGCCACGGACGACTTTGTCAAGAGCTTCGCATATTTTGCGATGATGATCGCCGACAATAAACCGCATCCCCGTCTTATGCTTGAACATGTAACGGGTGAAATTCAGCATACCGGAAAGACAGAAGGTACGCTCTATGTCTATGTCGCGAATCGGAGTAGTGCGTTAATACTCTTCGTTAAGTTTTAACCCATATTGTCTTGCCTCTTCGGGAGAGAGAGTGCGAGGTGGAATAAGTTCGGCACCATCTGCTCCTGTAACCTCTTGACGTTCTACATATCCCCGTTTTTTTCCGCGTGTTTTGAGAGTGAAAATGATCGCTGTTTCGGAGGGACGTTCGATCCAACCGGCAAATCTCTTTTCGCCATTCTCGTCCTTTTCGATGGCCGGAACGCCGGCAACCAATTTACGCAGGTTGCTTTCGGCCAAATCAACGAACCGTTCACGGGAATCTTCGAGGGCTTGGGCGAATTGCTCATCATCATTGCACCATGTGTAAATTGTGCTACGCTCTACACCTAAATTAGCAGCTATGTCTGACAAAATACCGCCGCAAGCATTTGCAACCTTGCGAAAGGTATCTAATTTCGGTTTTTTGGAGGGCATTGCCATTTTTTATACTGTCGTTTTTGTCGTTATTCGACCCGTTCAACCATATCCGAGAACATTTCGCCGGGGATTATTTTGTCGTCTGGCCTGAACCCGAACCGAAGCATGAATGATGATTTCGCCCTATAAGACTTAAAGTTGAGCATTACATAGGATTCGATGTCTTCCGCTTTTTGCTCTGCCTGTTGACGAATCTGTTCTTTCATCTCCTTTACCGCGGCCTTGCGTTCCTCAAACGGTCGTTGTATCTCTTCGAAATCACCTAACGTATCAGACAGTTCTGAACTTATTTCGTCCTGCATGACGGATATACCGTATATGTTCATGTCTGCTTCAGAAAGGCCAGCGGCTTTATAGTCTATTTCCGGTACAAGTACTTTTATTTTCTCCATGTCGAATTCTCCCATTGCGGAGGGCGAGTTCATGAAGATATTTTGTTCGCGCTCTGTCTTGTCGTCTAACTCTACAGCTTCTACCTTGATCTCATAATCCGTTTCAGGTGTCCCGTCGTAATTGTTGATGATGTCAAGCGTCTGTACGCGCTTGTGCCCTGAAACCAGATAAGATGACAACTGATTCCATACGATACCGCCCAGATAGCCGACAGTTTTAAAGTTCTTTTTGAGCTTCTTGATGACTTCAGGGTCTTCTTTGCGTGGATTGTATGGAGCAAAGTTGATTTGTGATCGCTTGATTACGACCGTTTCACTTTGCTTGTATTTGGGCTGCTGCTCTTTTCTCTTCGTCATATCGCAGTAATATATTTCGGGATAAGGGGAATACTTTGTAAATCTTTTCGAGGTCTTGCGGATAATGCCGGCGGAGGTAATCGAATACCTCCGGCAAAAACGTCAGACCTTGCGATTTGTTCTTGTTGTAGGATATGGGTTCAGGCAGTTTCTTTGCCTTGATGTAGGCCATGACGTCCGATTTCTTCCACTTGGATAGAGGATATACCTTGTTCGTATTGCTTATAGCTTCGTTCTCGTATCCGCGCAACATAAGACAGCGATTCATTCCGTCCGACTGCTTCATTCCATAGAAAGAGTAAGATATTCCCGTCTTCATCCGGACGGATTCATCAACGTCTTTCAACGATAACAGCTTTACATTGGGGTTAGGAATGCAGTATAGCCCACAACGCAAAACACGCGTCAACGTCCAATGGGGGACTTGCAGTATGGTAACATTGGCATAACGAGCTTTGACTGCTCGCAAATAGTTGTCAATGTGGTCGAGGCCCTTGACGAAATACATGAACACGCAAACGATCTCTTTGAAGTGCGGAGCCATTAGGTCGAGCAATACCTCGCTGTCTTTGCCACATGAATAAAAAAGGATCGCCCTGTCCGTTTTTTGACGGACAGAGGCAATCACTTCGTTTGCATGGTCTATCGGGGTCATGATTAACCTGTTGCCATGCCAAAGGCGGCGCGAATGTCGCGTGCACGACCGGCACGATTCGTCGCACGACCGCCTACTGCACGATAACGAACACGGCTAGCGCCTGTCGTCCGATTGATTCGATTTCTTACTGAATTTCGAGTGCAGCTTGAATTTTAGAAGTTTGACAATATGATTTAACCTACGGAAAGGCCTCGGGCGGCAGATTGCCTAGCTCTTGTATATGCACTGGTCGCCCTTGCATACCTATTCGCAATAACACCATTTCGGCCACTCATATTTGCGAGGCTACTTAATCCTACAGCAGGATTAGGCGTGCGGCGTCGCAATTCACTCGTTATACGGCTGTATTGCGCGTCAAGCTGAGTTGCTGTTTTTTGTCTTCGTCTTCGAGTGCAGCAATGATTTTAAGGGTTTAACAATTCATTTTCTCGATTACCTTGCCGAGGTGGTAGTCGATCTCGGTCATGGTATATTCGTTACCGTTGTGCTCGTACACAATCGGCTCTTTCGTCTCTTCGTCGCAAACATCTACCAGCTCGACGCCTTTGACTTCGACCAGCGCGCCGGGGCGATTCTTTTCGTAACCTACCCAGAACTGTATGGCATCGTAGTGGTTGATAACCGTATCAACGCCCTTCTCGCTGTCCCACGCCGATTCGGGCACGTCACTGTCTTTCTTGTAGACTTTGCCTGTGTTGTTGTCTCGGTATGAAATGTATTTCGTGTTGGTCGGGCGTACTTCGCGGGTCTCGACCGTTTTTTCACCCGACAAAATGGCGTCGAACCATTTTTGTTTGATGATAAGCGTTAAAATTTTCATAGCCGTAAATTTCATTAGTAGCGGGGGCAAGAATCGAACTTGCGCCTGCGGGACACTAACCCGCCGTGGTAACCTCTGCACTACCCCGCATATATCTGTTCGATGCAAAAGTGGACACGTTCGGCACATTATGCAAATCTTACTATTGAATTATTTATTAAAAATACGATTTTTTATTGAGAGCTGCAATTTTTAAGGTCTTTTCTTCACACACCCTTTGCAGCGGATAATCTCAAGCACTACTGCGTCATATTTGACGATCAATAGGCTGTCGCGATTGTTGTCTGCACCTTTGTAGGCTTTACACCCACACTTCAGCCGCGTGCGGTGACATGTCGCGTCCGTCAATTCGAATGCCTTTTTGAGTAATGTCAAATCGCTGCGTTTTTCTACGTACATCGTTGGTTTCATATATTATATAACTTTTACAAAGTTGAACATTCTGAATGACCGCCAGCCCTCGGCAACCGTATCGTAATAGGTTACGAGGTGTTTGTTAGGCTTACGGTCGTCACCTTTTGTTTCGGGGCATAAGTCGTCCTTAAGCGTACCGAATGCCTGTCGCAATTCACCCGTACTCGATTTGAGGTAGAAGAACTGCACGATGCCCGCGCGCATCTTTATCTTCAATTTGAACACCTGCCATGCCTTATGCAGACACTCAGCAAAGGTTACACCCGTCGCGCGGCACATCTGCCACGCCGTGCGCATGATGATGGAAAGGTCGGTTCGTTTCATTGTTATATAGGTTAAAAGTTGGTTTTTAGTTTGAGTAGTCGCAAGCACTCTTTCAACTCGCTGTCTGTGTATTTCTTGGCGATCTCTCGTGATATGCCGTTTGTGTTCATTGCGATTTTGATCGCAGCCTCTCTGTTCACCTTGAAGGATTTTCTTGTCTTCATAGCTTTTCAATTTTTTCAAATGTAACATAATACAGCCTATTGCCAACGAGTACCATTGCGATATTCAGTTTATCGAACTGTCCTCGATATTCACCAGTATTGCGTCCGAATCTCACCGGGTCGCCAATTTTTATGTCTTTCATATCTTTCATTTTTACCACCGGCGGCAGGTGCCGCCACGCTTCGGGCCTGAGGTCTGTTTATAGCCGCCCGAACGGCTTTATTCGTCGAGGTAGTAGAGCAGCAGTTCACAATCTTCAACGTGCAGAACTCTCGTAGGTTCGATTTTTTCGAGTTGCAAAGACAGTGTATCGTCTTTCTCTGCATAGATGTACGCCCACTGGCCTTTCAGTTCGATTTCTTCTCTGGTGCCGAAATAGGCGACAGTATTATCTACGTCTTTGACAAGACCCCAGCTGCCATTGTCCATACCATCACGATTGATTGCGTCGATCACTTTAAATGCAAATGCGTTCATAGTTCTATTGTTTTAGACGTTTATTCAATAAATCAATTAGTTGATTTCGCTGACTTTGCAAGGTGTGAAATACATATCTCTTTCGATGCCAAGACCAAAGGGGCGAGTTCTAACGCGTTGAAGTTCATTCAGTGACACATAACCATATTCTCGCTCGCCCATATTGTCTAACAATGCGAAGAGAATGTAGTCGTCGTCTTGCTTCTCGCCTTCGAGAATGTACCACGTCTGACTGCCGCAGGGGTTGAAGAACTTGCAGATGACCTGTGCCTTGCCGCCTTTGCCATCTTGTGAATAAATGGGGTACTTTGCCAACTGCTTCTCAATTGCTTTAGTTAAGAGTTTCATGGCCGTATTGTTTAATTGTTGTTTTGATTTTTTGGTGCAAATATAAATGATATTTTGATATAATGCAAATATTTTGAGATAAAAATTTAATTGACACTAAAATTTTTTGCTGTTTATATGAATATCAATATATTTGTGGCAAATAATACGTCAAAATGAGAGTTAAAGAATTATTGAAGGAACGAGGAATGACCGCAAAAGAGTTGGCGGCGCGTCTCGGAATGACTGAAACGGGGTTAAGTATTGCAATTGGTGACAACGGAAATCCGCCGTTAAAACGATTGCAAGAAATAGCCGATATTTTGGGTGTTGAAGTGCCGGAACTTTTCGCCGCTTCGAAAGAGGGAGCAATCACGTGCCCGCATTGCGGGAAGTCGATAACCATCAAGGCAGAATAACCTCAACGATACCTACCCATGGAACTACAACCTATCCAAAGCAAGATTTACGAAATACGGGGCCAGCGGGTGATGCTGGACCGTGATTTGGCGGAATTGTACCAAGTAACAACAAGCGCTCTCAATCAAGCGGTAAAGCGTAATATCGAACGCTTTCCGCCCGATTTCATGTTTCAACTGACAGATGCCGAAACTGAAAATTGGAAATCACAAATTGTGATAACCAATTCCATCACGATGGGTTTACGCCGCAACCCCTATGCGTTTACCGAGCAAGGCGTTTCTATGTTATCGGCTGTTTTGAAAAGCTCCGTTGCCATACAAGTAAGTATCGCTATTATGCGTGCTTTCGTAGCGATGCGGAACTACATCACGACCACGACGACAGTAACGGCCGAGTTGGCCGAAATTCGGGCGAAACTGGCGTTACTGGAGCGGGTGGACGCCGACAATGCCGAGGCGGTCAGCGATCTGTCGGAAGATATGCGCAAGGAGCTTGATAATATCTACAACGCTATTGCGGCGTTGTCGGTCAAGATACCGCAGGCACGCAAACCCGCCCGCAAAATTGGATTCCAACAAGCGGAGCAAAAGGCGGAAGAGTAGCAACGTACCCGACGAACACAATCACCTGCCCGAAGTGCGGGACGGTGCTGGAGGTAAAAGAAAAGGAATAAATAAAACTACATTCCTATGACACAAAAGCAGGCCATACAGTTGTTCGAGGACCGCAAGGTGCGCACCGTTTGGGACGAGCGGACGGAGACGTGGTATTTTTCCGTTCTCGACGTGATCTCCGCTCTGACGGACACCGTGAATCCGACCGATTATTTCAAGAAGATGCGCAAGCGGGATGAAGCGCTCGCCTCGTTCGTGGGGACAAATTGTCCCCAGATAGCCATGAGGTCAGAAACGGGAGTGATGCGCAAGACGCTGGCCGGAGATGTGAAAACCGTCCTGCGGATTATCCAGTCGATTCCGTCACAGAAAGCCGAGCCTTTCAAGCAATGGATGGCGCAGGTGGCAAGCGACCGCCTCGACCAAATGCAAGACCCTGAGTTATCTATTGAGCAGGCCGTAGCCGATTATAAACGCCTTGGATATTCGGATACATGGATTAACCAACGCTTGAAAAGTATCGAAGTCCGTAAACTTCTCACTGACGAGTGGAAACGCGGGGGCGTTGATGGAACGCAATATGCCACCCTTACGGACATTATCACGAAGGAGTGGGCCGGACGTACCACGAAAGCCTACAAACGTTACAAGGGGTTGAAAAAGGAGAACCTGCGGGATAATATGACCAATGTCGAACTGCTGTTGAACTCATTGGCCGAGGCCTCTGCTACCGAACTTTCCCGAAACGAAAATCCAATAGGTTTCAAGGCCAACGCCAACGTCGCCAAACGGGGCGGTACAGTAGCTAAAGTTGCCCGACAACAACTCGAAAGCCAACTCGGACACTCTGTCGTATCACCCCTCAACGCTCGGCAATACCTCGGAACGTTGCCCGACAATCCGCCACCCGAAACAGCGCACCTTACTTCAGCGGTAAAATCGACGAAACCGATTACATGCGACACCTCAAACGAGGAGGAATAAATAGTTCTCAACTTAAAAACACAAATGAAACTAAAGTAATAAACGCATCGAATTCGATGCGTTTTAGAATATGAAATGTAATATGGAACCGTCTCTGAATATTCGATCATTTCGAATAGGCAATTTAGTGTATAACCCCCATCTTGAGCGAATTGGGTATATTGCAGAAATTACGCGTGCAGACATGACGTTATTTCATGGTGAGATGCTAATTAAGGAAGCCGGATTTTATCATGAGATTTTAGATAAAGTAGTATTATGAGATGTTAGGCCTATACGTTTGACTCCAACGTTATTGGAAAAATGCGGCTTTGAGAAAGAATTTAGCGACTGTTACCAACGATTTGACTACTATATCATCCCCCGTGTGATATGCTTATCTCCTAAAAGAGATGAGCTACCACGCCAAATGGCAGCTACGAGCAGCAATGAGCCATACAGCCGAACTCGCCAAGCAGGAGGCCGAGGAAAGGATGCGGGATAAAGCGATCGAAGCATTTTGCAAGGGTTGCCCAATTTACTCAATACAAACAAGTAATGGGGGAAATTGCCCCGATTGCAGTGCATTAAACGCATTCAAACAAAGACTGAACGAGGAATGAAATTCACAACCCATTGCTTTGTCCGCGTCGAGGATGCGGAGAAGCGAAAAGATGTGATCGAGTGGTGTATGCATATTGGCTATGAATATATTTATCCCCCAAAAGAAGAGAGATTAGGCGATAAGGTAATATGTGACACTTATTGTGTCGGCGTGGCTCATGACGCACAAACATTCACCGCCTTGAATTGCATAGACTGCGGCACCAACATCGAGCTGTTCAGGGCGCTGGCGGCGATGAACAACGAGAACGATCAGGAGCAATGGTACTCATATACGGAATATCCGACTAATGAGAGTAAAAATGGGGTTAGACGGCTTATTTTTAACGAACATACGCGATTCGATTCTTTTGTAGATGTACCATCAGGTTATTACCGCAAGGCTACAGTCGAGGAGATCGTCGAATATTTCAAAAACAATGAGAAATGAAAACAATTGAGGAAAGAATACAAGAATATGTGGCCAATGCCTGGGTCGAACTTGATCAATTCAATGAAGACCATGTAACTTTTGAAAATATCGTTACATCCGCCTGTGTTGTTGGCGCTAATTTCGAATATGAGGAATTGACCCGCTGGCGTGATCCGAAAGAGGAGCTGCCGCAAAATGGACAACTCGTGTTGTGTAAAACCTCTGATAAGAAACTTCCATTTGTCACTGTTAAATATGACCGTTCTGAATGGTGGATATATGTGTATCCCGGATGGGCTGGTATTGGTCATAAGATTATCGGCTGGCGGCCGATTCACGAAAATGAGTAAGATGCTCTGTGCATTTTGACTAACCAAGTAACTAACCAAGAATATCTATGAACACGAAACTCAAATCAGACTACGAAAAAGCCTGCAACGCCTATTTGCAGGCTTTTTGCGAGAAACACGGCTATGATTATGAGGATGCTACGCGGAGCTGGGTCGGCGGCGATGTCGGCGGGATCACCGAATGCGCGGACTATATAGTTGGGATGGATGACATCATCACCGACATAGACCGGGACGCTCCGGAAGATGAGTTTGTAAAGTATTACGATTACTGTCTGCGGGTGGGGAGTATCGCCTGCGGCAAAATTAGTACGCCCAATTACAGCAGCTGGCTCTCGGGGTGTCCACGCATGAGTGAAGAACAGATCACCCGGCTGGAGGAGTTGCAGAGGGACATACGCAAGGCGGAAAGAGAGCTGGAAGAACAAATAAGGAAAGAGAAGTTTTAACCGGGAGAGGCAAAATCGCTCCCTTTTTTATTCATATGGCAGTAGATACATCTAAAAACGGTACAGTAGATCGTGCTAAACTTCTGGCAATAGAAAATAAATGTACGAGAATAATTCGAATTGCGGGGGTAACGTTTTATGTTGCTCCGGATAAGGATACACCAGAACACCGGAGGCACTTAATCCGCGTTTTGGAGAGTTGCGGTCGGCGATATACTCAAAAAGCAGGTAGCTATGAATCGGAGATTTGAGGTGAGAATCGACATTCCGAATAGTTGTGAATTGATTGGATGCAGATCGGACGGAAACATGGCAATTATTGTTTTCGAAGATTGCAGCGGCCCAGAGATCCGGCCAATCGGTTTTTGTCGGGAACATTCCGGAGAAGTACCGGACGCCTTCGAAGATGAATAAAAAAGAGGCAATTCCGAAGAATCACCCCTCACACCGATACAAATATAATGATTTATTCGGAATTTGCAAATGGGACGATATAGGAAAAACGAACGCAGAGGCGGGGCACGTGACGATTCCGAAATATACATCAGTTATTCACGGAATCGATTGCTCGAAATGATTATCTGCCGGGAAGCAAGGATGGGCGTGAGTTATCGCCATGATTTCGTCTGTCGATTCAAGGCACACAAATCCTTGCCGTTTTTATGGCGGAAATTCAAAAGGAATATTAGAGAACACATTGACGGATGGCAGCAGGAGCTGCCTTTATTTTGATGAATTTGCGGAAAGGGAGAGGATAATAACCGTGCAATTCGGAATATATGATGTAGAATTACATCCGTTCATCCTATTGCATAATTGCAATTAGACGATAAAAGTGTTCTTTTGATTCATTCTGTTAATGTCGTTTCAAGCATTGAACTCTATTGGGCGGGAGCCGGACGTGAAGCTACTTTATAACGTATCTTTCGGGGCACACGAAGGAAGTGCGCCTTTCGCACGTTGTCGGGACATTGACGAAGATATAAAAGCCGATCTTATCCAGCTATTATATCGATTCTATCAATTCGCAGATTACGGCTACATAAATAGGGTAGCAGCATTCGCTGATCTCCAACAATGACATCAGATATTTAGTTTGTTCGTCCATAACCGTCGCATTTACCTTTGCAACAAATAAATTGGTGAATATCTTTCCAAAGCATTGTATTTATCTGTCCTGTCAGATAGGCTACTTCTTCGCCTTGCATCGGCATTGCGGATGCTACGGCGATGTCGTCGCACAGGTGCCGCAGTTCATGCTCGAAAGAGTTCAGGAATTGTGCCTGGGATGACGCCAATCCTACGACTACGACAGACCTTCGCCGGGTCTTGTTGGAATAGGTGAATCCCGAATCCATATCGGCCTTTTCCAAATTTTCCCGTACTCGCTCCATAATTGGCCTGGGACACTCTATCTGTTCCAAAGAAAAAAGGATAGAGCGCGTGTGATAGCCATGTACGGCGAAGTAAAACCGCACATGCCAATCATAGTTCTCTATCCTCAGATCCCGCAGCTTCATGTCGTTGAATACACTTTTTGAATCCTCACATACGGTCTTTCGAGCCGCGTTCTGGATTTGATTCTGTTACAGGACATCTTCCCACGGAACATTTGTTCCCGACCCTATCAGATCGGCGAAATATCGTGTGAAGGGCAGCCCGGGATAGGCGTCTTCATCGTCGATGAAATCCTTGACGAACAGGGCCAGGTGTTGTTCATCGGCAATGGATGATCCCCAGTAATCGGCCCGGGCCATATTCGCGACATATACACAGTCGTAGCCGTTGTCGTGCTTGAGCTCGATACCGTTCGTCTTGAGCAATTTGTCGATCTGCTCTTTGGTGATGGGTTCTATTTTCTTCCCGTCGCGGTCCTTCATGCGGCTGACGGCAAATTCACACATTTTCTTCGAAAAGGACCATCCGTTTTTTTCGAGGTATGCGCGAATATCTGCCGGCATGGAGTCCCTTGCGTCCAATCTTTCTCTGTCCATAGGTTTCGCTGTTAAAGAGAGGGGATTTCTCCCCTCTCCGGATTCGTTTTACCGGCGGAATCTGGAGTAGGGTCCGGTTCCCCGGACACCTCTTCGTTCGCCATATCCGTCGCTGCCGTATTCTCCGCCACGCTCACCGTAGCCGTCGGGCATGTAGCCTCCCGTGTGACGCTCCCCGTAGCCGTCGCGCATTTCGCGTTTGGCATCCTCGTAGCCACACTCGTAGGCTTCGCGCATCTTGCGTTCGATTTCTTCACGCTCGCCGTACCCGTCACCGCGGTACCGGCCTTCGATTTCCCACATTCTCATGATTTGCTTGTTTTAGCAGACATTTGCGATTTAAGAAAGGCGTCCAGCGATGACTTCATGGAGGCGAACTCCGTTTGCATCTGACGAAGTTGTCCCACCTCTGCCCGCAGCTCCTGGAGCTCCTTGTCGCGTTGCGCCTGACCCGCGTACGCGGGATTCACTTCGCGCATGATCTGATCGAAAACTTCCAGATTGGCCTTGTGTTTTTCGTAGGAATCCACAACGGACTGGCTCTGCTGCTTTGCCGCATTGATGGCGTCTATGAGCCGTTCGCGGGATGTCGTGACCGTGAGTCCGTCCTTTGTCACCATATCGGCATTTACCGGGACGACCCATTTCTGGTCCCCTACCGGGAAGCTGACGGAAGGCTGCGCCGGGGGAAAGTTCCCGGGAGCGGGGAAATAGGGCTGTGGCGCCTCTTCAAGCGTCGCCATGTAGTATTTGGGAGTTCCGCGCATATCGAGTACATATACCGGAGCGCCTTTGGTTAAATTCGCAAACATCTTCGGTTAATTGTTTTTTGAAAGCTCCGGAGGGGCGGTTTCCCCTCCTGAAGCCTTCGGTTTATTATTGGTTAAACGGCCCCTGTCATCAGTTGCAGGGTGTCGGTCTGTTTGTCGTAGAAGAGCTGGAATACACCCGTCCCCGGAATATCGGACACGGTGACATTGGCTCCGTTGTACGTGGTCACATTCTTGGTCACGCCGTTGGTTTCGAACAACACGGGAAGCGTGCCTGTCGTGCCTGCGGGTATTGCCTGCGACAGCTCGACCAGGACTATCCCCCTGTACCAGGAATTGGCAAAGGCGTGGTTTTGGAATGAGAACACGACATCGGCGGCATTGACCGTCACACCCGTAGTTTTGATGACCGGGATACCTCTGCGATTGACATACTGAAATGGGAATACTGCCATAGCATACCTCCTTTCCGTATTAACCCCAGAATCCGCCGTTGCCGCCGAGTCCGAACGCGGCACCGAAGCCCAGCCCGTATTGGGCGGCTACGCAGGCGGGCATCGCGTACACCTGCGGATTGGGAACCACGGTCGTAGGCGGCAGGCCGCACTCGATCTTTGCCAGCCGGTTGCTCAGATCGCCGATCGCAGCGTTGATGGGCGCTACGGCCTGGGCCTGCGACTGCATGATCGTCGCCGTCTGATGTTCTTGGGAGAGCTGCCCGGCCAATGCCGCGCTCTTGGCACGCTCGGCGTCGAGTTTGTTCTGCATCTCACGCATCTCGAGGGCACAGAAACGGTCGTTGATGACCTGCGTCTGGGCATCGATCTTCGAGCCGAGGGCATTGAACTGCGTGTTGGCGTTGCTCGTCAGGGTGTTGGTCTGATTGAGCGTTGCGAGCTGGCTTTCGTAGCCCTGGCGCTCGATGGCGGTGCGGACATCGCAGCAGCAGGAGGCCATCTGCGAAAGCACCTGTGCGTTGCCGGACTGCACGGCATTGATGATCTGCTGCGCCGAGAGGCCCGACTGTGCCTGGATGTTGCACAGAGCGGTCTGAATCTGCTGTACGGAACAGTTGAGCGAAGATGCGAGCTGGTTGATGGCGGTGCCGTTTCCCTGAATGGCATTCATCAGCAGCTGACGCCCTGCGTCGCCGTTCAGCTCGGCGGGAAGATTCGAGAGTCCGTTTCCGCGACCGCCGAAGCCACCCCATCCGTTGCCGCCCCAGAGAGCCCAGAGCAGGATCATCCACATCCACTCCCAGCCGTAGCCATTGCCGTAGCCGTTATTGCGGTTGTTTCCGTTCATCAACGCGGCCACGAGGTTGCCGTCCATTGCGCCACCGTTGTCGAACACTAAAGTTTTTTCGTTCATTGTTTTAGACTTTTACATTGTTGCGTCCGTTCGGCGGACGCTGCCGTTGAGCTCACAATGCAAAAATCGACATGAACGATGGGAGAATCAATCGTATCAGTCGCAGGTGGGACGGAGTTTGGACGCAATACGGACGAGGAGCATTTCGAACATTTTACCGCTTTGTTTGCGACGAAGATCGAATTGGGAAATCATCTTCTCTATGGGCCGTCGTGAGAAGTTCATCAGCGAGGATATGACCGGGGCGTGAAATCCCTGCCTCCAGAGGAAATAGACCAGTAAATACCTGGCATCCACGATCTCGGCGTTTTTGGCTTTGGATAGTATTCGCTCTTCCGAAATCTCCGTTTCTTGCGATACCGTGCCGAGAATTTGTCGGTAAAGTTCAGATTTGCACATATAGGATATTTCTCTTACCTTTGTTCACTCTCTTACCAAATAAAAATAAGTGCCAACACACTTGCAAAGGCTTTACAGCCCCTGTCGTGGTGTGTTGGCACCTCTATTATTAGCGGAAGGTAAGAGAGACGCTAATAAAGGCAGGGGCTTTTTTTACGCCCACCCCTGACGGGCGAAAGCTGTTAGAACAGATACTTTTTCAATGTCGGCCAAAGCAGGTAGAAGTAGATTGCCCCGACGGGAATCAACCCGGTTGCGAACAAGTTGCTGCTTTCGACCTGGCAATAGTAGAGTGTTCCTATCCCACCCACAATACAAACGAATGAGAAGAAGGCAAGGAAAAGCAGTCCGATTTTTTTAATTGTTTCCATAATTATAATTCGTTAAAAAGTTATTTCCGCCATAAATCCATACTTATGCTTCCTTGAACATAGGGGCCGTTATCGCGTGGGTCCCAGCCGAGGGATGCCGTGATATTGAACCTTCCGATGTTTCTGTGAAGTTGCCCTCCGATCCATACGCCACCCGTGCGATTAACGTAATAGACGCCTGCGGCAGGCCCGAGTTGCCATCGGTAGGGCGTTCGGATTATTTTCTGCTGCGTGATAGTACGTCCGTATGTTTCGATGTGTTCAAGGGTAGGGTGGCAGTCGCCCAGGGCTATTCCGCTCACTATGGCGAAGTAGCTGCTGTCGCGATATTCCCGGCGTTCGAATGGCAGCTGTACCGGCACACTGTCCCGGTTGGGATTTATTGTTACGGTGGTAAAGGTGGTATCCGCTGGGGCGAACAACCATTTCGGCACCTCTACCGAAATAGCCGAGGACAGTATTTTATGCGGTTGCGGTCTTTCGAAGTAGGCCGTATCGATTCGAGTATGCTCGATGATACGGACATCGACGGATCGCCTGCCGAGCCACCATCCGACAAAGAACAAGCCGGTCAGAAGGAGAATCAGGATTATTTTCCGCAGTACCATAATGAGTACGAGCTATCAACCGTTGATGAACAGATCCCAGCCGGCCATCACGTCCGTCATGCAGGCATCAACGCCATTTTCTACGCGCGACATAGCTGCGACTATCGGGATCATCACATCGCGGTTGGTTGCCGTGATCCATCCGTTTTCCGGGACGCCGGACAATTCGGATACCGTACGGATATATGCATCCGTGTCGTTCTCGCTCGGGGGTGCCCAGCGTGAAATCATCTTCCGAATGGTGTCGAGCCCGTATTTACGGCTGTAAGTGTTCAGGCATTTGAACATCGCGCGGTATCCCCACGCCATAGATTCGAACTGCTTGAATGCAGCGTCGCGGGAAGGTTCCACCTCTCCCTTCCAATGGGTTCCATCCTTGCGGATATTCCCGGGATTGTTGTTACGAAGTCCTCTGGTCATTTTTTTGTGCTGTTTAATATGTTTTCTACATCTTCAGGATTTACATTGAGTTTGCGGGCTATTTCTCCGGTCAATGCTTTTCGAAACAGACGTAAGAATGGAAAGTTCGGATTGATGATTAAAGCGTTGCCACAGCTCGACCATGCTTCTGCCAGGCAAATGGCAGAACCCAGGATCACGGTCGTAATCTTCGTTTCGATACCTCCTGTCGTAACGAATTTATCGATGAAAACGAATACTACGATCAGATTGAAGTAAACTGCCAGCTTGAATATCGTAGCCCGCAGGAGTTCTGACAGGATAAATTCTCCGCGCTTTCGAGCAACGCATATTCCAAACAAAACGTCGAAGGCTACGGCAATAAGCACCCCATAAAGTACGAGCTGGTACCCAGCGAAGAAATTCACGATGACGATCAATAGTCCTATAAGCCATCCTTGCACGGTCATAAGCGCTTCGGACAGCTTTGTAGCAATACCTTCCAACACCTTTTTCGTTTTATTAAATATTTTGTCCATAATTATTATATCTCGGTCCAGCCACCTGTTCCGCTGTTGGTCTTATAGACTTTCCCGTTTTGGATGCGTAACCCTCCATTTCCGATCCTGACCTCGAAAATATCTCCGGTGAAGATCGCATAGTTGCTCGATCCTTTCACAACGGCTACTCCGTTGGGAGCGATCAGGTTCTTGCGGATGTCTTTCACGAAGTTGAATTGGGCGGCATTCATCGTTGCAGAGGCCGTAAGTTTTCCGGCTGCCGATGCTTCGACCGTAATCCGGATGTAGTACTTCTGGGCTGCTCCAGTGAAAAGATATGAAATCGTCTCGTCGATATTCAAATTCGTGTTTTGGGCTTCAGCCGTGCTGTTTCGGTACAGGGGATCGGCTTTCCCCGTCAAAGCGTTTACCACCTCGATCTTTACGCCCCCGCCACCTCCTTCGGCATTGCCTGTGATGCGGGCTGTAATCCGGGCTGACATCTGTACTCCCTGCCCACAGGTAAACGGCGGACTTGACTCGTAAACATTTCGGACAAAAGGATTGCTTTGTCCCGTAGCCAGTGCGCTCACTTCTTTCGTTTCTATGACACCCGGTACACTCACAGCACCCAGAACCTGCGATATGGACGTAATTCTGTATTGGGTGAGTATGATTTTATCTCTGCTTGCGGCCGCATCGCTCACCTCTACGGAATCGTTTTTGACCTGCAGGATTCCGACGGTTCCTTTGGTTGCGTGTACTTCCCCGTCGGCGTGTACTCTGAACACGGCTTTTTTCCGGTTTGTGTAGTCGGCTCCCGACCAGAAGGGCACATCGTCTTCCTGCAAGCCGCTCACGCCGGCCGTCACGTCGCCTTCAGCATTTTTCAGCAACATCACATTGGTCATTATCAGACCGCCTTTCACCTCGGTACTTCCGTCTTCCATAGCCTTCTTGAGGAACTCTGTCGATTTGATGGATTCGTCTATCGCGTCGTCGATCAAGTCCGACATGTTGCTGCTTATTTCATAATAATCGGAGAATACTTTTCTGAACTCGGTGCCGGTTATCTCGGATGTCGTACTCATATCGGCCAGCAGGGGCGTGAGATAATCTTCGAGTGCCTGGAAATAGACCGTAAATGAATCCGTGGGGACATCATACTTTTCGGCATTCGCCATGATGCTCCAGTATTCGCCTTGAATCCGCACCCATTCATTAGCCACCTGCTGTTTGTCGGATGGCGTCAGGCTTGAATCCGAGGCGATGTAGTCCACATCCAGCTTCACCTGCTCAATCTGCGCCTGCACATCTTCTTCGGCCGTGATATATCCTGTGGGGGCCTTGTTGCCTTCCGTAAGCTGAATATCGTACAGGTAGATCGGGTTCCAGGTGACGACATAGAGGACTATTTTCTGCAAGGACTTGCCCGCTTTGGTCGTATAGACCGCTTCATACAGTTCGGATGCAGTCGGCGAAGGCGGCGTGGCCATAAATTGAAAGGTGTTATCGTCATAGACCGCGCAAAACATAACTCCCCGATTGCTGTTGGGCTGCTTGATACGGGCCTTGAAGACATAGGACATACCGGCCTTGTAGACGATCTTACCCCCGAAGCAATCTTCAAAGGATGTAATACCATCGGCCAAAGGCGTGGCCACGCCTGCATTGCTCGCTTTATTGGCATCGATCCTCATGTATGCTCCATCCGTGTCCGTACCGGTCGTCACCACATCCGAAACACCCTCTTTGGCGCTGTTCCACTCCCGGATGAACTGCTTGGCGATGTAGTTGCGGGCGCCGAACTGAAGATTAGCAATCTCGTCTTTGGCTTCGTTGGCTGCCGTATCATCGGTGTATTTGGATGCTTTGTCCCAATCCGAGCTTTCGAAATTGCCCGTTGCACGGGATTCGATACAGCGCATGATGTCGCCACCTTCGCCCTGCGTCCAGATGTCACCCACATCGTAGGGTGTAGTCGGTGTTACGACGAATACACGACGTTTGGCATCGGCCGTGTCCTGCGCCCGCGCCGCCTCTTGCAGGGCCTTTACCGCATCGCTGTCGGCGATCGGCGTCCATTTATAGGTTCCGTCCTCTTCTTTTACCCACCGCCACGATTTGCCCGCATCGGGGTTCGTCGTCTCGTCGCTCGATATGGTGAAGTGAATCTGCGGGTATTCCGCCGGAGTGATTTTGGCATTATCGGTTTTGCGGATGACAAAAGCCATGTAGGGATTGTCGCTTCCGACAGTATAGCTCTGGCTCCATACGTAACTTGCTATAACCGCTCCGGATGACGCTATCGGATTGTAACCCATCGTATAGCCTTCGCCCACCGACAGTACGGCGCCTTTGGGTATTCCTCCGACCGGAGTTTTGAGCCGGATGCGGGTGCTGTCGGCGATTTTGATCTGATCCCAGGTCTTAATGCCGTCGATATAGGATGCACCGATGCTGCCCTGCTCCCAGCAGCCTGCGTCCGTCGGGTCGAAATTCGCGGGCAGCGTATTGGTGAACGTGTCGCCGATATGGTTTTCCTGCTCGCCGTCCGCTATCCATGTTTGGGCCGGTTCATTGTAAAGCGAGGGAGTATAGGGATAGAACCAGTTTTCCACGACACCGTCCAGCCGTTTGTTGATCTCGGACAATTCGCCGGGCAGCGTGTTATCGATGTAATCTTTGGCTTGCTGAGCTTTGCGATCGGCGGAATTGGCAGTGGCCTGGGCTTCGGTGGCCGTCTGATCGATCTGTTCGATGTCGAACTCCTTCTGGAACTGTCCCGTCGCGGGGTCGTAGAGCTTGCCTTGCTTCCAGCCTGCCTCCGGGGTGAAGGCCACGCCGACGCCGTTGTCGCCTACCAGCCGGAACAGCTTGCTCCGGGTGTCCAGCAGCGCCTTCTTGTCCAGGCTGCTGATCATACCTTGCAGATAGATATTATCCAGATAGGCCGAATAGCCCGACATCTGGATCCCGAAGACGGAGAGGTTCGTAAGGTCACCGAACTGTGCGGCGATATTCTCGGCCGTAAACTCCCAGTCGCTGACATTGCGGAGATAACGCTGGTAGGTGCGCGTCGAGTAGCGCGAGCTCTGCCGGGCGGGATTCGTGAACGATCCGTAGGCTACGAAGGTCATCGATTCCATCGGATCGATCTGCTTGGTAAAGGTGGCCGACAGGGGGCGCAGCTCGTAGCGGAACCGCTCGTTGCGGTCGCCCAGGACCTCCGTGATACGGAAATAGACCGTTGCGAAGCCTGAGAAAGAGAAGTTGCCCCGGCCGTCGTCGGAATCTGCCGTCGCATTGTTCGACGGGTCGAAGTCGTGGAAGATACCCATGCAGATATCCCCGACCGCTACGGCGCCGATCTCGCCCTCTTCGAGTTTGAGCGTTACGAGCTTCTGCTCCTTGTCCACGCTCTCGATCACCCCGGCGCCCGGAGCGCTCCAGTCGTCCCCGACGCTGATGCCCACACGGTTGTACCGAAGCTCCGGAACCTCCAGAAAACGACGGATGAAGAGGCTCTCCAGCTCGCCGGCGCCTTTTTCACTTATAAACCCGCCCACTCCGGTAATACCGGAGGCATATGATGGTCCAAATTGTGCCCCTGCGTTGAAAGTCATTCTACCTTTGAACGTATCGGGTGCCTGCTTGTTGGCAAACTCCCATATTGCCCTTCGTGCAGAATAAGCATTTGTATCGGTCGGGAAAGTATTATCGTATCGGGTGATTAGATATATAGCCGCTCCATTCTCCGCAATGCCTATACGTTGGGAATAGAGCGATGCTTTCACGTCCGATTCAATACTGCCCAGGCGGGAATAAGGAGTATTGTCGCCTATCGTATAGGTTGCGATGTACTCGTTGTATAGTTTTTTTTCATAACCTTGAATCCGGGAAAGACGACCGTCTATACCGAATTGAGGACCCATTAATCGTACAGCCTGTCCTGCTTCGTAGTTTTTTTCGTTGTGTGTACAATACACGGGATTCGTTTCACAGTCATAGACTGTCGTGTCGCTGCTATGTTTGGCAGCATAGGAAGTGCCGACCTCAAGAAGTTCTTGTTCTGCTTCGTCTATGCGTTGCTGGGGGAGTTTGACGCCTGTGAGTACGAAAGTGTCAGGCCCTCGGTCATCATCTTTTCCACGAGGACGCATGTTTTCATTCGGTATAATCTGCTGACTTTCGCCGGACGTTTCGACTTGGGCGATGATTTCAAATTTCTTGTTGAATCCGTCTTCGGGTTTCCAGGTCGCGGGGTCGATATTGTCGCCATTGTCGTCGATAAGGGCGAGTTCGAAATCCCAGCCGATCAAATCGCCGCTCGTAAAATGTGCCCCCAGCGTTTCTCCTTCGATTACGTCTGAAGGTAGAAATGGCGTGTCGTTGCATACCATGACGTATGCCTTGTCGGTCTGCCCTTCAATGATTGTCCGATCGATAGTTTCTACCGAAGTGACGGTTTCCGTGTTCTTCGGGTAGATGTCGTCGAAAAACACTACGACTTCCTTGATTTCGTTTTTTGTAAGTCCGGGACGTGCGTCTATGTATTGCTGCCCATCCGGAAGCCGTAACCGGACTTCGGAAACGTGGTTCGTTACGCCGCCCTGTTCGGATTGTCCGTATTCTTTCGTCAGGTTGCGCGTGGAGCCGAATACATAGAAACGGGTCCCGTATTCGGAATCGTCCCCTTTCTTGGCCGGGATGCTTTTGACGACTTCTCCGCGTTTGAATGTTTCCGGCGTTCCGAAGTTCAGTTTTCCGAAATGCAGGGTTACGATACTACCGTTCTCCTCGGTCCACCATTCGACATCGAAAGTCTCGGCAATGGATGATAAGGCATCCCAACAGGTATCGCCATTGAACGATACGAGCTTGTTGGTTTCCGGATGTTCGACATTTACACTTCCCATCTGCCAGTTGTTTCCTCCCAGTGCCTTGTTCATGTTGGCGACGATGAGCGCCCCGAAGGATGCCAAGTCTGTCGTGTTGTGGAATACAGCTTCAGGATTATCGCCTCCCAGCCAGAAGCAGATGAAATTTTTCATGTGGTTTTGCTGCGCCTGGAACTGAAGCGTGTATTTGTAGCCGCCGGTTTTGTTGTCGAAATCCGGATAAACCTCCGACATGATTTCGAATTTGCGGCCTTTGTAGGTGATGTATGATCCGAGGGGGAAATCCAGCGGGGTAAGCAAACTAAAGGGGAGTTCGATGTAATAATCCCCCATAAGTGCGTATTTGATAATGGCACTCGTTGTTACGGGCGCATCGTATATCGCTTTACCGGAAGGGTTGTATATTGTCATTTCGTCGATATATGTATCCTGTGCCATCACAGGGTCGATACAAAAGTGTGGGGTTTCGGCACATTATGCAAGTAATTTTAAGAAAAAATACAGAAAAACGCCCCGGTCTTTTGACCGGGGCAAGAGGGGGTTGCTTCCATCCGTATTTTAAGGTTTAAGCCATGAACTTTGCGGCTTAACGATTAGACGAGCGTTGTTATATGCCATCTTCAATGTTAAGCATGTGCGCGCTGTATAGGTATTATTCCCTATTTTATGCGTGGCTAAAGCTAAATCCGGATTGGGTGATCCAGGGGTAAGGCATAAGGGCAACAGAAGTTGTATTTTCCCTTCGTAATACTGGGGGACAGCTATTTTGTAATTTGACCTTGCTTTTTTTTGGGCTTCATTAATCGCGCCAACGAGTCTTCTGCGCATTTCGTCTGAACTCAGCCCTTGCATGTGTGCAGGAAATCTGTCCATGTTGTCCGCAATGATATGGTCGATTTGAGGGACTACCCTGCATTGAGGATTGAAAATCAAATCCTCGGGTTTCTGGAAAAAATCAGCAATGTCCGGAATATTATCGCCGAATTTGCTAATTAGCTGAATATCGCTTTCCCTGACAAATGCCTTGAAAACATAAGGCGATAAACCTTTCTCGGCTACATCTGGCCTATTGTTGCGTTCAGCAAGAGCAAATATGCTTTCCAAATTTGCAGTTACAAGTCCAGTATTGAAACATGCAAAATTGTTATCAGAAGAAAAGGATATTTTATTTTCAGATTTAATTTTGCGGAAAGTATGTTCGATATAACTTTTCAAAATGGAATATTTGGCTTGCGTAGCATCTGAGAAATCCCATGGTTCCGGATCTGCTATATTATTCGCAAGATATTCAATAGATGCGTCATAATTAGGGAACCAACAAAAGTCAAAAAGAGCCGAATGAAATTTTTTCATAAACGTAAGTTTTTTATATTGTCAATAAATAAAAAGACCGCCATGTAATATTATGACGGTCTTATTGTATCCTTTATGTTCGATATTCGTGGTTACGGATAGACCCGTACGTCTATATTTCATTATATGATGCAAATATAATACACGTTTTTTCGAGGTGCAAATTTTTTGCCAACTTTTTAGTTGCACTATGAAAACGTAGCCGAATACACGTTTATTGTCCTAACGTATGGAAATGATAAAGAGCGAAATTCGTAAGATTGGAGAAGAACTGCAATTGATTTGATAAGGATGGGGAGGGGCTAACGCATCATTTTACGATGAATAGCAGAAGCGAGTAAAAGGCTGGGATAGATTCCCGGCCTTTCCTATTCGCGTGCCGCCCGATCTGCGGGGTTGGGTTCTCGGAATTTCACTGCTAATTTACAGGCATTCAATCGATAATTTTCAAATTGAGTGCTGTTGCTATATAAAAGATTATACGTATTGCCTAAATCCGGGACATATAGTGTTACGGTTCCTTTGTGTAATTCTGCAACAAAAGCAGCATAGTTAGATAAAAATGCCTCTTGTGATGTTCCTTTGATCAAAAATGTCAATGTTACGTCACGTTCATTTACAACCGGTGAATCCGGAACAATAATATCTATTCCGTTTTGTGTTGGATCGTCATTTTCGACAAATTCTTTGAGAGATGGAGGTGTAAGGAGGGCTGCATATGCTCCTGAAAGCATGGCAACTCCCATTGTAGATAACGGTTTGTTATTTATAGTTACTTCTGTTGTTGGCATGTTTTATAGGTTATCAAGTTTTCGATTTATTGCAACAAGAGTTTCGCCCATTGCAGGCAATATGCGGGTGTATGTTCGAATATCTGCGACATTACCATTCAATTGAATCATAATATCTCGGATGTCGAAAGTCACATTACGCGTATCCATATTGATCGATCGAAGCAGCTCCATACCATTGACAAGGATGTTCATTTTACCTTGCATGTCAGTAAAGCGACCGTTGAGTTCGTCGCCTGTGTCTTGGGACATTGCCTGAAAACCGCGTGAAGTAGCATTCTGGGTAGATGCCTGATTGTCGGATAGCAGAGAACCTGCCCATCCATATTTATCATCTAAATATTTTTGTAAGTCATCAGCCATTTTATAGGCCTCCTCTTGTTCCTCGGCTGAAAATACCCCATCTAACCAGAACTCTTGCAATTTCTCGCGAAATTTCTTCATGGCTTCGGAAGATTGTATGGCAGATTTAATACTTTCTATTACCATTTGACGCATCATATTCCGAACCACATCTCGTGCGGTTCTTGCCCGATCTTCCCCGTTTGCCCATGCATCGGCGTAAGCTGTCGCGAAATTGTCAATCGCAGATTTTAGATCTTCGCCAAAAATTGCATCTAAGGCCTTTTCCTTATTTTCTTCTATTTGTTTATTTATCTCATCGATTTGATTTTCCCATTCTTTGATTCGTTCTTCATCCGTGTCTTTTTTACTACGCTCTTCTGCTATTTGATTTTGTATCAATATTTTTTGCTGTTCGAGTAATTCATTCTGTTGTTCGATAAGTTCAGAAGCATCTGTAGAGTATGCCTCTTCAATGGCCTCCCCGAGTTCATCATATGATTTTTCGAGAGCATCAATTTGATCTTGTAAGCGCTGAATGTTACGTTCTTTTCGTCGATCTCCGCCTCCGAAAATGCCGCCTATTAAATTCGCTATGCCTCCAATAGCGCCGGTTACAATAGAGAATGGCTTGGTAATATCCATTGATGCAAATGAATCTAATGCACCCATTAATCCTTCTACTTCAGCGGGAACATCTACACCCATATTCCCCAACATGCCGGAAACAGCCCCAATAAGTTGGGAAGTTTCAGCTGCAGCGGCTTGTGCATTTTGCCATGCTTTCTGTTTTTTTGTGATAGCATTCAGCTCGGCTTGATCTGCGGCCTGCTTGTCGGATTCCTTTTGTGTCTGGTTGTATTTCTCTCGCAGCCGGACAGCTTCTTGCATGGCTTTTTTATAGTCGCGAAATCCGGTTACGACATTAGAAAACGGATTCTTTTTTACGGCTGTTTCTGCGGCCTGATCGAGTTGATCTGTTATTGCTTTGAGGTTTATCGGATCAAAATCGGCATTTTTGAGTTGTTCGTTGATATTGTCTATAATACGCCGTATCTCTCTGCTTGATAGGGCGTCGAGGTTTTGGAACAGATTAATCCAGTCATCGGTTTTCATCAGTTCGTCCACCTTGATTTGTCCGATTTCCTCTGTTTCATGTTTGTCGATTTGAGGAATAAGGTCGGAGCGGCCGTTCTTTGTTGCTGTTTCCCTGTCTTTGGCGTATTTCTCGCGTATCTTGGCAATCTTATCCTCCATCGTACCGTATTTCTCGACAATGGTATTTAGGCTGGCCGCAATTTCCGCTTGGTCGATCTTGATACCCAAATCGGTCGCTTGCTCTTTGGTGATATTTCCAGCCTTCAGAGCATCTTCTACCCACTTGCGGAACTCCTCGTATTTGTCTTTTATGCCTTTGATGCGGCGATCTTCTTCCGAGAGCGTGTCATCGGTGATCTGCTTGTATATCTTGTCAAGCTCTTGGGCGTATTTCAGTTCTATGGCAGCTCGGTCATCGGCATTTTTTTGCTGAATATTCGATTGCCTTTCCTGAAAATCTTTTGTTTGATCTGCAGTTATGATTCCACCCTGCGCGGCTTTAAGTTTCGATTTATCCTGCTCGAGTTTGTTCATTTCCTCTTTTGTGCGCAAGTCTATTTCGGCCAGCTCTTTCTGCTTGCCATCTTTCAAAATATCGATGCGCGATTGCTGAAGGGCTTTATCATTGGCGAGAATAAGATCGGATAGCTTTTTCTGGGCTTTGGCGGCATCCGTCACCGTTTTGCCCGAAACGCTGTATTGTTTAATTTTCGAATCGTATTCGGCGATTTTGGCGATCAGCTCATTCCATTTCGCTGTCCCTTTCAATGAAACGTCCATCGCTTCGAGAGCTGCCTCCGCCTCCTTCTTCTGTCCTTCCCAATAGGATTTGTTGCGTACTTCTTGGGGCTGTTCTGGTGTTTCGGTATTTGTAGAACTTTGGGGTGTTGGAGCTGTAATACCGAATCGTTTGCGGGCCAAATCATCTGTTTCACGCAGTACCTCTTGTGCTTCAACTATATTCGCTATAAGTTTTGCGACACGTCCCGTATATACTTCAAATTGGGTTGTTAGCCCCAATGCTCCGCCTATTGTTGCTTCAAAATCTTTCAATCCACTTATACGTAATATCCCCGCCGAATTTTGAAGAACTTTTATCGAACCGTCGCTTATGGCTTTTTGTAATTCAACGCCATACTGCGTACCCAATTCATCGCCGTATTTTTTTATAAGTTTGTTGAAAATTTTGTCATAGCTTTTGGTTGCCGTTTGCTCGAACAAATCAGTCTGCTCCCGTGAGAATTTTTCGTATTGACGAGCGTTATAAGATTGCAATATTGCATCAGTAAGACTGTTATATTTTTGAGCGAGAGTTTCAACCGTAAGTGTTTCGGCTTTTAGTCCGGCGTCATATTTACCGAATTTTTCTATTATTTCGTTACGAATTTTGTTATATTCTTCCGTTCCCTCCTTTGCCGCTTGTAATTTCCCTTTAAGCCTGCCTAACTCCGATTGTTCTACTGCCGCAGAACTTGCCGCTTCGGCTATACTGTCATTCAGCTGCTTTTGGGATTTTGCCGCGCTATATATCCCGTCTGAATATTTCCATACGGCGATCCCAATAGCGGTAAGGACACTCAAAGCCAACCCGAGCGGATTAGCATTAAACGCCGTATTAAATAACAACTGTGCATCCTTTGCGGCGGTTATACCTTTCGCCAAATCAAAAAATGCTTTGATATTTGCTGCGGTTACAACTATTTTTTGTGCCGCTGCGGTCAAGATCAATGTTGCTTTGTAGGCACCGTATGCCGATACCAACGGAATTAGAATATCCAATACCTTTTGGTAATTCTCGACAAGTGAAATCGTACCCTTGAGCACACCCGTGATGACGCCTTCCTGCGATTTGCCGAGGTCGTTGAACATCATGTCGAGAGCATCGCCGAGATTGGAGATGAGGCCCGTAATGGTTTTGGATTGCTCCTGCATCAGGTTGTGGAACTTCCCGCCCTCGTTCGTCATGCTTTCAATAGCCTTCTGCACCTCTGGAAAGCCTATTTTGCCTTCCGTGACCATCTGTGAGATTTCTGCGCGGGTCTTGCCGAGTTGCGTTGCCAACTCTCCCGCGAGGTCGATGCCTCGGCTTTGGAACTGCATTACGTCACGTGTGTATAAACGCCCCTGTACGGCCGTCGTGCCGTACAACCACGTGAGGTCTTGCAGGTTCAGTCCCAGACCGGCCGCAACATTACCGAGCCGAGTCAGTGTGTTGGTAATATCCGCTGCTGCGAATCCATATGCGAGAAGCTGGCGGGCGCCGCTGGCCACGCCTTGCAGGTCAAACGGCGTTTTGGCGGCCAGTTCGACCATTTGTGACATCAATGCATCAGCCTTTTCTTTACTTTGGAGCAGAGTTGCGAAGGCCACTTCGAGCTGTTGAAACTCGCCACGAGTTTGCGCGATTTGTTTCACCAGCCCCGCAAGCGACACTCCGACGCCGATTTGTCCGAGGGTGGTAGCCAGGCGACGCATTGCAATATCCATACGGTCGGCGTCCGTCACGACACTGGACGTTACGGTTTTGGCCGTTTTCTGAAGTTCACGGAACTTGCGAATTGCTTCATCGTTATCTATGACTACGGTAAGGTTTATACTCATAATACGATGACGGTTTTATCTTTATTGATTTCTACCTTTGATCCGCTGATGTTCACGACTTTTATTACGGCATAATTCGAAGCGTTGATTGTGGCCGAGGCTCCATGCATAAGAATGACAGTGTGGACGAAATCTACTCCCGAGGCTTCTATTTCAGCCGACGTATTGCCGACTAAGCAAATGTATTTTCGCTTGTCGAGCCTTATGCATCCGCAATCCACATACATGTTGCAATCACTCACTTCGTTTTTGTGAGCTTGAAATATTCCCAGCGGAGGGAAATTGTTTTTATGGCAAAATTCAAGTCCTTGTGGCGTAAAAAACAGAGAGGTCAGGGAGTGAAAATTTTTCACTTTGTCCAGTCGTTCGCAGGCGCCGAGTGCGGACGCGGATTTTAGGATGTTGTCAAGCATATAAATTATTTCGTTTGTTATCGTTTGCCTCCTGCCATCAGAAGAAGTGTGTTCATTGCATTAGGATCGTTCATGTCAATTATATCGGGAACTTTTGATTGTTCATTGTTGGGAATATTAGTTGTTGATTTACTTTTACAATCCGTTTTTAGAGCGTCGGAAATCATAAGCTGTACGTTAGCCCATGAAATCCCCCAAAGAATATATTCAAGAGTCCAATGATAGCGGTTTATAAGATTATCTATTTGTCCCCAGATACTGCGCCCTCCGTAGTGGCTATCCGCTCCGCTGTTGTCGTTGGGGAAATCATTACCCGCAGCGTTCTTACCAAGCGAATAGCGTTCATAAAATCCGCGTAGTAGGATTGAAATACGATGGTGGACAAAATGTTTGTAAGAGCTGTTGTATCCATTGTAGGGGACCAGTATATAAGTTTTGTCCGCTCTTTAAGCATATCTTCGATTTCTTGTTGCGTCCGAAGTGTGGCGATAGCGATTATTTCGGCCACCTCTTTTGATTTTTCGGAGCATATGGTCCACATACGTTTAACAGCACCCTCCATCTGTTCGTCGTCGAAAATCAGATCAAGGTCTATTAGTCGGCGACTTATCATCGCGAGTCGTCCGAGTTGGAGGGGGTATAGGTAAAGGGTTATTTGTTCTTTGTCATTGCCTTCAATCTCGAACGATTCAATTTTTTCAGTCAGTGTGTCAAGTGCACGTTGTTCTGTAAGGCGGCCGACTTCTTCTTTTTTCATATTATAAACTATTGTTTTTGCTCCCGCCCCGTCCTCGAGACGTGATGCAAGTCGTCAGCTTTCCAGCGGGATAGAGAATTTACAAAACGCCCTTGGTATATTCCGGAGTTGTAATCGGCCACCAGGAATAACCACCTTGTTCCGGAGCTAAAACTTTCGCAGATACTTGAATTTGGAGCGGGTCGGTTTTATTGATTCCACCACCCAATGTCGCTACATATTTTAACCTTGCAAAAGCGATGGAGCCTCCACTTTTGGAATCGAATACGAATGCTTTTACTCCTTCGTAAATCTCGCCTTTTGCAGGTTCTGTAGTTCCGAAGTAAAATTCCATCGTGTCGTCGTCAAAATCTACGACATTCCAAGTAACTTCTTTTGTGCCTGTCGTTTCGTCGATTGCAGAGTAAAATGGGTCTGCTTCTCCTTCCCGATAAAAATCATTACTGGAAGGTATCGCGAAATTGGTGGAAACACCACCATTATAAGGCTGACTGATTTTGGTGAAAGCCTTCATTAAGTCGGCAGCCTCAGCGTCTTTTACTCCTTTCGGGAGAGGATTACCTGCATGAACGGCTTTCAGTCCGATTATTTGTCCCATGTTTAATATTTTTTAAGTTTTACTTTGAGGTTTGAAAATGTGTAGGAGATCCCCTCCTCACTAATAAGAGTTTCATCGCTCACATCAAAGAACCAGCGTTCGTTGATAGGGTAGTATCCTAGTGAATCGAAAGCGAGACGAGTTAGTTCGTTCAGACGGTTGCGATCGGGGTAGCGTTGCTCTTCACGACCGATTGTCGGTGTTGTGTCCGGTACATAAATGTTTACATTTACGGTTGCCACCTGCGAATCTCCGACGACATTTGACAATGAGCCTACGACGATAAATTCTCCCGAAGGATTATTCGGGTAGTGGTCCGCATACATCATCGGCACGGTCTTCCCTAACAGCGAATCCCGGATGCGATCCCAGACGAGTTTGAATATTTCCGTAGAGGTCAGGTTCATCGCTTTTTCGATTTTAAGAATCGAGCGAACTCCGCTTTGAGTTTTTCAGCAGTAGATTCCACCCAGTTTCCCGACCCTTCGAGAACGTCGAAACCTTTAGCCTCGACATATTTCGCGTATTCCATACCGGCTACCCATACGAGATATGTTTTGTTAGCGGGAAGTTCACGGGCGACAGACCGGGCATGTTCAAGCCCTTTGGCATGAGCTTCATCGGCACCTTTGTTCCCTTTAGGATTGCCGTCCGGTCTGACACGGCGGTTATACTTGAAAGATTCAGCAATGATTCTTCCGTATTGTACCACAACATACCCGATGGAGTTGCGTAGGTTACCCGTGTGATCGGTATAACTACCGTGTTCGCGGGCGTACTTCACCACTCTTTCCCCCAACGCCGACAACCATTCTACAGCTTTTCGGTCGTACTCTTCTTTTGCTCGCGCAAATTCAAGTTCCACCTCACGCCAGTTGGTACACTTTACAGCCATAATCTCGTGTTTTCGTAACGTTGTCCGCTTTTGTAGAATCCCTGTACCGGATACGACGCCGTGTCCTTGTCTTTCGGTTTGGCCTCAGTGCGGAGCGAACGGTCGAAGATGTTGAATCCTCGGCTGTCGAATATGCGTACTTTCGTCCCGATAGGAATTGGCTGTGTATCTGCAGGCATCGTAACCTCGAAAGAGTAGAGGAAGGCATCCCCGTTTTGCCCTTTGATTTGCTGTGCTCGTCCATTCTGACGGGCATTGCATCGTCCGATGACACGCCATTCATGCGCACCTTCGATCCACGAACCATCAGGATTTTGCGAGGCGTCCTCCTCGTACCACATTTCGAGCGTATAGGGGAATCTTACCATTGGTCGGAAATGTCGGTAATTTTCGATCGAGTATCGAACTCTTCGGCAATATCGTCCAGCCCGTTTTCCTTTGCGATATGGAAAATGCGCTTTTCCAGTTTGTCCGTGTACGACAATGAATAGCCCCCGTTGCTCTCACTCGCAAGAACAATGAGATTTCGCAGAATGGCGATTGTGGCTTTTGCCACGCTAATTTTATCGGTTACCGTATAGTCTGCTTGAGTGTCTATTCCCTCGTCAATGCAGGCCTTTTCTTTGAGGAAAGGATCCACATCGTAAGGATACAGACTTGCCGATATTGCCTCGAAATTCTTCATACAACTACGATTCTACGGTCAGCGAATAGATGCCGTTGATTTCGGTGATAACCGGAAGTGACAGCGACTGTGCTTTCGTGAACTCTACGCCGTTAGAGTTGTCGGTTTCGCCCTTGCCCCACTGTGAAATGCGGATGCGTCCGTAGTTAGAGTAGGTGACACCCGGCTCTTGCCGCAGCTCGTTGTCGGCATAGGCGTTCTTGATGACGCCCAGTTTGCCCGCAGGTACGAACACGAGGTTCTTGTCGTTCCACGGCGAATACTCCGTAAGTTTACCGTTATCCTGAATACGGGTCATGCGGCGGATGACTTCGAATGTCGGGAATCCGTTCGAACGCATAAACTCGTTCAGGTTCGCCAGCAACAGCGGTGTGGACGACTTGTCACTACCGAATACCGCCAACTTCATCTTCTTGTTGCGGAGGATATACGACAGGCGTTTCTGCGAGAGCAGAATGCGGTCGAACGTAACTTTGTCCTGTGCAGCATCGAGGATGGCTTGAATATCCTCCAGCGTATCGACCGTATCTTTATTGCCATCCGTCCATAACGTTTTCGCGGTGGCAATGTTCTCGCTCGGCATTTTGTAGTCGATCGTACCGCGCACACCACCCTCTGGGTTATTGGACGCGTCAAACGTGAATACGCCTTTGTTCGACAATGCTCCGAGGAAGATGATGTCCAGTTTCGATTGCACGGAGTTCACGACCTTCGTAACATTGTTCCACATCAGATTGATGAGCTGCTGTGTCTTGGCCGAATCGGACAGCATCCGCGAATCGAGAATCTGCAACACCTTACGATACTCTTCGATAGGCATCGAATAAGACATCTGGTGGGTTAATACCTTCTGCTTGATCGTTTCCAGTCCCTCGGTTCCCATGATAGGCTCCTTACCTTTGGAGTCGAGCGTTGCAGCGGCGACGCTCAAATTGTACGAGCCGATCAACTCCTCGAAGTTCAGTCCGACGGTGGGGGTGTCCCAGTCGAGGAATCGCTCGTAAATATTTTGGTCGAATAGCCGCTTACGCAGTTCAGAGGCGGCATCGATGCGAATCTGCACCTGTTTAGTCAGTTCGCCGAAAATGGATGAATAAAATACTTCGTTCATTGTTTACCTCCTCTTTTACTGTCGTACATACTTGATTTCGGGGTTGTTCTTCAGGCTGTAACCCTGAAGCCATGCAGCAGGGACGGGATAGGCTACATCCTTGAGGATGATACCTGCATATCCGGCCGATACGGTCTGGAATCCGTTATTGGCGGAATAGACCATGTCGGTTTCGACAACTGCATCAGGCAGATTGTCGTCCGAGAGGACATCTACGCCTTCAGTCGCACCCGTTACGGCCGCTGCGAACGTGATCACATCGTAATCTGCATTTTTGGTATCAATGCTTTTTACGGTCGAATTTGACTCGCCGACCTTAACCGCATCTCCTACTTGGAGCATGGAACCCTTCTTGACATGTGGAGCAGTGGTTGTGCCGCCCGACAGAACACGTGCACTCTTGCATATGGAACATTCCATGTTGTCGAAGTCGAGCTTGATCGGCGTACCTTTGGGAATCTTTGTCCCTTCGGGATAGGTTCCCTTCAGTTTGAAGTCCCCCGGCAATACGGCGAACTCACCGCGCCAGAATATGGGGAAACCGCCCTTTACTTTTGTTTTTTCAAATACGATTGCCATGATTTTACGTTTTGGTTACTCTTTGTCCGGAAGTGTTTCAGCCCACGCCTTTGCGAGTTCTTTGCCCTGCGCTTCGGGCGTGGACATCGGGAATCCCGAACCTTTCCCTTCCAGCTCTGCGGTAACCAGATTTTTCTGCACGTTTGCGAGGTAGTCGCCGATCGTTTTTTCATCTGCATCGTCGGCGATGACGAATCCCTCTTTCATGCGCCACTCCGGAATACCGAGTTCTTTTGCCTTTGCGGAGATGAGATTGGCCCGGTCGTTCTTGGCCTTTTCAGCTTTCAGAGTATCGCTCTCCGCTTTGATGGCGTTGTAACGCTCCTCCTGTTGCTTCTTGTAGGCTTTGAACCACGCAGGTTCCTCATCGTCGGGTTCGTTTTTTTTGCCCTGCCCGCCCCCATTTGCAGGAGATGCCTCACTCTTTGCCTTGAGTTCGTCATACAGTCCTTTCAGTGCGTTGTACTCGGTGCGTGCACGATCAGCGTCAGACTGGAAAACTTTAAGGAAAGGTTCGACCCCGCTGACTGCGGTTTCAATTTGCGATTCATCGGTGACGGATTTTTCCAAAATGGAGGCTACTCCGTCGAGAGCCTTCGCTCCGAACCCCAAATTAGAATACTTGGTTTTCAGCGCTACGAGAATTTTCTCTTTCAT